AGAAGCCCAACGAGACTGAGTTGAAGATCACGATCCACAACGCACGCGGCGATGAGTCCACGATCTTCGTGGGCGGCGCGGACAACCCAGACAGCATGCGCGGCTTGTATCTCGACGCCGTGGTGCTCGACGAAACCGGCCAGATTCGACCTAGCACCTGGTACTCCGTCTTGAGACCGGCCTTATCCGATCGCAAGGGCTGGGCAATATTTGCGGGGACTCCCGCTGGGCGCAACTTTTTCTGGAACATGCGCGAAGAGGCACGGCTTAACCCCAAGACGCACCTCTTGCTCGAGCTCCCGGCCTCCAAGACAGGCATCCTCGATGAGCAGGAATTGGCCGACGCAAGAGCGGCAATGACCGAAGACAGCTACCGGGTCGAATTTGAGTGCGATTTCACAGCGGCCGTGCCTGGCGCCTTCTACGCCAAAGACTTGGACAAAGCTCAGGACGAAGGTCGCATCGCCTACATGGAGCGCGACCCCGAAATGCCGGTGAACGTCGTGGGCGACTTGGGTTTTACGGACTCCTGCAGCTGGTGGGTGTGGCAAGACAGACCAAACGGCATCGCCGTGGTCGACTTCTACGAAGCGGACTCAAGACCAATCGGTCATTACATCGACTGGATCCGGTCTCTGGGCAAAGTCAAAGATGTTTTTCTGCCGCACGATGCACGCGCAAAGTCCTTGCAGACCGGCAAGTCAATGATCGAGACCTTTATCGCCAACGGCATCATCCCCAAGCTTGTGCCCGAGCTCAGTGTTCTGGACGGCATCGAAGCCGCACGCCAGACCTTGCAATACACCTGGTTCGACCAGGAGAAGTGCTACGACGGCATCGAGCACCTGCGGGGCTACTCCCGCGAGTGGGACGAAAAGAACCAGATCTACAGAAGCAGACCCAAGCACGACCAGCACTCGCACGCTGCCGATGCGTTCCGATATCTCGCTTTGTCCACAGTGAGGCGAAATTCCCAACGCGTTGACGGAAAAGCAAGTAGCGGGTTAAAACCACAACAGACACAAGGGGCTCATTACGCCTTCTCGTTGGAAGACATCTGGGACTGCGCCCCCATCAAGAGCACCCGAATCGGATGACACACCATTTACATGAGGCCGCGTGATGGCTGAAGACAAGATAGAGAAGGCAAGCCAGTTTGGCGACGAGCCATCGGGCAAGCAACGCCTTTGGCTCACCGAAATTCAGGCGGCTGAAAAGGACATCGAGAAATTTCTTAAAGACGCCAAGAGAATCAACCGGCGTTACCTCGATAAGCGTGATGCAAACGAAGAGGGCGAAAGCCGAGTCAATATTTTTTGGTCAACGATCCAGGTCGTCCTGGCTACCGTCTATTCGCGGCCACCAAAGGCTGACGTTTCGCGCTTGTACAAGGACCCCGACGATGATGTCGGTCGCGTGGCCAGCGAAATGCTGCAGCGAATCCTCAACAACGAGATCGAGCAAGACGGCAGCGACTTTGATGCAAGCGCCCGACACGCGATTCAAGACTATTTGATCGTTGGCGAAGGCCAACTCTGGAACCGCTACGAGGCCAACACCCAGACCGAGACGGTCCCGGCGACATTTGATGAAATGGGCAATGAGCTCGAGCCCGAGCAGCAGTTCGAGCGGCTCTTGCACGAAGACGCGATCACCGAGTGGGTCTCTTACGACGATTTTCTTTACTCCCCGGCTCGCGTCTGGGAGGAAGTGCGCTGGGTAGCACGGCGTGTCTACATGACGCGCGACGCCCTGGTTGCGAGGTTTGGCGAGGAAATCGGAAATGCTGTGCCATTGGTCTCGCAGAAGACGACCAAGAAGGGCTACAGCAACGAAGTCAAGAACGACCCCTGGCAAAAGGGCGAAGTCTGGGAAATCTGGTGCAAAGAGAGCAAGCACGTTTACTGGCTCTCCAAGGGAATGGACAAGCTGCTCGATGAGCGCCCCGATCCCCTTGGTCTCGAAAACTTTTTCCCGTGCGGCCAGCCTCTCATGGCCAACCTCACGACGGCCAACCTCATTGCCCGCGCTGACTTCATCATGGCGCAAGATCAGTTCGACGAACTTGATGAGATCAACACCCGCATCAAGTACCTGACCCGTGCCGCGAAGATTGTCGGCGTCTACGACAAAGCAGCCGGCGACTCTGTCGGTCGCATGTTCCAGCAGGCCGCAGAAAATCAGCTCATCCCCGTTGATAACTGGGCGATGTTTGCTGAGTCGGGCGGCGTGAAGGGCAAGATCGATTGGGTGCCGCTCGATCAGATCACAAACGCGATTGATCACCTGCGCGTGTACCGCTCGGACAAAGTCCAGCAGATCTACGAGGTGCTCGGCATCTCCGACATCATGCGCGGAGCAAGTAAGGCGTCCGAGACCGCAGCTGCGCAGCAGATCAAGGCCTCGTTTGGCTCGACTCGCTTGCAGCTCAAGCAGTTCTTCGTTGCGCAGTTCATCCAGACGGCGTTGCAGATCAAAGCCGAAATCATCATGAAGCACTTCACGCCTGAGACGATTCTCATGCGCTCGAATGTGCAGTTCAGCCCCGACAAAGCATTGGCACCGCAGGCCGTTCAGCTCCTTAAAGAGCCGGTGGCCAGCCGCTACCGCGTAGTCGTTCAGTCTGACTCGATGGCGGCGATTGACTGGGCAGCGGAGCGCGAGTCCCGCATGGAGTTCTTAAACGGCCTGGGCGCATTCCTGAATGCCGCCATGCCGATGGCTCAGGCAATGCCAGGCTCGGCGCCGTTCCTCTTGCGCATGATCCAGTGGGGCATGTCTGCCTTCAAAGGTAGCCAGCAAATCGAGGGCATCCTCGACCAGGCAATTTCGGCGCTTGAGCAAAAGAGCAAAGAGCCTCCAGCGCCCCCAAGCCCCGAGCAAATGGCCGACGTCGAAGAGAAGCGCTCGGCCTCGATGGAGAAACGCGCGGGCGCTGTCAAGGATCTAGCCGATGCAATGGAGAAGATGGCCATGATCGGCATGCCTCTTCCTATTCCGCTCGAGACGATTGTCGACGGCGGCCTCATGGGCGCCGGTGGCGAGACCGTTCAGCAGCTCATGGGCAAGCTCGAGCAGCTTGCGGTGGGCGTGGCCTCGCCAAAACGCGTCGTGCGCGATCAAATCGGCAAGGTCATAGGTGTGGAGCCAGTGCAGGGTCAAACGCCTCCCCAGGCGCCTCCTATGCAACCAGCGGCCCCTATCCAACAGCCTTCACCCGTCGGGCAGCTGTCCCAGCGGATTGATCAGCTGGCCGCGATGATGTCTGCGCCCAAGAAAGTAGTCCGAGATCAAACAGGCAAGGTGGTCGGAGTGGCACCGGCATTACCTCAAATGCCTGCGCAGGGATTGCCTGCACAAGCACCGATGCCTCAACCCCCATTACCTGCAGGAGCACCCAATGCCTGATTACAACACCGCCCTCCGAAACGCTCGGATGGAGCTCGTTAACACCGCTGCATCTGGCGGCACACTCACTCTCTACACCGGCCCGAAGCCTGCGGCTGGTGGTGCTGCGACGACTTCCCTTGGTGCCTTTGATTTGTCAACGCCAGCCGGCACTGTTTCCGGTGGTGTTCTGACCTTTACAGATCCCTCAGACATCGAGGTCGTGGCCAATGGAACAGCCGTCTGGGCACGCATCGCCGATTCAAGTGACGCCTGGGTTGGAGACTTCACTGTGTCGAACCTGAGCGGATCGGGCGAGATTCGATTGACCGATGTGAATCTACTGACCGGCATGATCCTTGACGTTGTGACTCTGTCGATTACTGAGGGCAATCCATGACGATAAGTGCTCGCTGGGACGAGGGAGTATTTGGCGACAGCCAATGGGACACCCTTGTTCAGCAAGTGACCGGCGACATCGCTGAGGGGCCTGACAGCACCAACAGCGTTATCTCCCCAGTCTTTCGTCTTACGGGCAACATCGTTGAGGCACAGGATATTGCCTCGGGCTCGATCGACCTCCAAGATGTTTTTCTTGGCCTGGTCAATGAGTCCCCAGATGTTGTCTACAACGTCATCAACGTCAAGTACGCCTATCGCGGCGGCTGGGCTCCGCAATTCCATTACCGCCGCGAATGGGAGCCCGAGCCCGAGGTGCCAGTCGAGGAGCTCGCGATTGAAGTCGAGCTCGAGCCCGAGTTCATCCCGCAGCCCTTGCCGATCGATCCGACGGTGGCCAGGATGATCGAAATCATGATGCGCGGCCCACAAGTGGTCAGCACGGATGAGGATGACCTTGAGTCGATCCTCATGAACTTATAAGCAGGAGACCGCTTTGAAAGAAAAGATCGAACTACCCGCACCAAAGAACGCAATGCAGGCCGCTCTTATCAAGGCCTTGCGCGATCCATCCAAGCTTGGTCGCTTTGTTCAGCAAGAGATCGAAGAAGAGGGCGATGAATTTGGCGAGTACCACGCTGGGATCATGCCTAAGGCTATGAGCAAGAAGGGCATGCCTGAAGCGAAAGAAGAAAAGATGGAAGGCAAGAAGAAATGAAGCGCCGTTACATCCAGGACAAAAACACGTTGGAGCTCATCGAAGTAACCGACGACTTTGTGCCTGACAGTCGTGTTGGTGATTCAGCATTATGGGGGGATTCCCACTACGCAAACACGACCGGCCCGAACGGTGAAGACCTCTCGAGCCGTGCAAAACACAGAGCCTATTTAAAGGCCACAGGACTCGCTACCACCGACGATTTCAAGAGCGAATGGTCTCGAGCGAAAGAAGCTCGAGAGAACTATCACCGCAGCGGTGGCACCGTGTCGCGACAGGATGTCGCTCAAGCCATTGCGAGATTGAAAGGGTACTGAGATGGCCGAAGCAGAGATCAAAGCGACACCAGTCAAGCGTGACTGGGCTCTGAAAGTGTCTGAAGCATTGAGAAAAGCGCGAGACTTTGCGGATAACGCACGCGTGCCAGAGGCGGTCCCGCTCTTGGGCGGCATGGGTGCAGGCGAGATCCTGATGGGCAAGGCGCCCGAGGGCTTTGAGAACCTTGCGTATGACATGCCGCTCACTCGCGGCAGTGGCTGGACAACACAGCTCAAGCCCGAGACGCTGGACATGGCCTTCCTGGGCATGGACGCATTGGGCGCTGGACAGCTTGCAAAAGCTGGCATCAAGCCGCTTGCAAAAGCAGCCGCGCGACAGATCGACAACGCGATGATTGAAGGCACTGGGCCGCTGGCCAAAGTGCTCGAGCCTGTCGCGCCAAGCTTTGCAGTCGCGCCAGGCAAGAAAGGGTTGACCTCAGTTCGCCAGGCGATCGAGGACGCAGAAGCGCAAATCGCCGCATCAAAAGCAGCTGGCGGTAAAGGCTATGTGACCAACAAAGCCGAAGACCTCAAGATCCTGCCAAAGACCGATTCGCCCTACATTGACACTGAGCAGTTCCTGCCCGCTCGCCAAGAACCGCGCATGAAAGGCGGCGAACCTGTCTACAACGAGCGCACGGCAGAGCTGCTAGACAACCCGGCAGCACGCCGAGCAGTCGAACGCAACATGATGCGGGGTGACGCAATGGGCATGCGCGAGTGGTACGGCACGCGCCCTTTGTACGAGGCGGCAATGGACGCTGGCCAGACGCCCGACGAGTTTGCTCGCATGATGCAGCACCTCTCAAGCGCATCTCAGCGCAGCCCCGTGCCCGGTCAGATCAAGCGCGGCTCGGCTACCTGGGTGGCCGACAAACAAGGCTTGCTCACACCCGACGCGCCTGACTACAAGCTCCCGCCAGGTTACGGCTCGCTCGCGCAAAAGGACATTATCAAGCGTGCGTATGAGATCGCCGCTGGTGAAGGTCTGGACGAAACCAAAAAGCTCGGGCGCTTTTATCAAAACTTGATGGGTAACCTCGAGCCTGTCACGGTCGACGTCATGGCGTTGCGTGGTCCAATCATGGCCACCAAAGATCCCAATTGGTTGGCCACACAGCTTCGCGAAAAAAGCAACTTAACCGGTGAAGTCACAACCCATCGCCCTCGCCAAATGTTCGACAGCGGCGAGATGTCGATGAAGGAAGCACTCAATCGTCCAGGATTCTGGGAGGCCGCTCCGAAAGGCGCCGAGTACGGAGCCTTTGAAGACTTCTACAGAAAGATTGCACAGAAGCGTGGCATGGCGCCAGCTGAAGGCCAAGCCGTCGCATGGTATGGCTCTGGATCCGAGGCTGGTCTGCGCACAGCTCCACGCACGTTCATGCAGGCCGTTGAGGATCGCATCATTGACACGGCTGGCAAGCGAAACGAAACGTATCAGCAAGTCCTGGCTGACTTCCTACGCGGCAAAAAGCCGTTGATGGGCGTCGGTGCTGGCGTTGGCATTGGTGCCAACCAGGACAACGAACTTGAAGTAATGCCGTAAACAAAAAAAAAGGAAAATCCTATGGAAAACACCACCTCATTACGCGAGAGCTTAGAAGAAGCGATGGGCGAAGCAGAAGCGCCCGCGCAGAACGACTCGCAGCTTGAAACCTCTGCTGCACCCGAACCGTCCCAAACGGTGAGCAGTGATCCTGCGCCGGCAGCGGCCCAGGAGAGTGAGACAGCGGCACCCGAGGGGGAAACTCCTCGGGAAAGTCGCGAACGCGATCCCTCTGGCAAGTTTGCAAAGAAGCCCGACGAAGGCATCCAGCCTGGCCCGAAGTCTGAGCCCAGGGCAAATCGCGAGGAGCGTGCTCCGCAGTCATGGAAGCCAGAGACACGCCAACACTGGCAGGCATTGCCGGCAGAAGTCCGTGGCGAAATCGCTCGCCGCGAAGGTGAGTTCACTCGAGTGATGCAGGAGACGGCCGAGTCGCGCAAGATGGCTGAGGCCTTTCAGCGCACCATCGCCCCCTACGAGCATTTCATTCGTGCAGAGAACAGCAATCCATTCCAGGCCATCGACAACCTGATGGCCACAGCGGCCAGGCTGCGCACCAGCACGGCACCCGAGCTCGCAGGACTAGTTTCACAAATCATCAACCAGTACGGCGTTGGCCGCTTTGGCAAAGGATTCATTGAAACGCTGGACCATGCTCTCGTTGGGCAGACCCCACAAGAAGATCCTCGTGAAGTGATGATGCGACAAAAGCTTGAGCAGGAAATTGCTCCGGTTAAGCAGTTCATGAACCAGTTCCAGCAAATGCAACAAATGCAAGAGCAGCAGATGCAAGGGCAGGCCGGCAATGAAGTGCAAGGTTTTCTAGCAAACCATGAGTTTGCGATGGACGTCAAAGACGACATGGCCGACTTAATCGAAATGGCTTACAAACGTGGCCGAGAACTCTCACTGGAGGAGGCTTATGACAAAGCCTGTAGGTCGCACCCGTCAATCGGCAAAATCCTTGCCAACCGTGACAAAGCCACGCAAGCCCAGAGCACCAACCAGGTCGCGCAAAGAGCCAGAGCCGCCTCAGTCAGCGTCTCAGGAGCTCCGTCCGGTGGGTCTAATAGCTCTAGTGCGGCAGATCTTCGGTCGGCGTTAGAAAGCGCCTGGGCACAGAACGGGCGTTAAGAAAGTCGCGAGGGTAATTCCCTCGCGTTGTCACTATCTATACCTGATGTTAAAACATCAATACGCACTGATGCGAACCTACGGGCCATCCACAGTGATGCTTTGAGTAGTAAGCGGTTGTCGGCAGTGAGCCACCGCAACGCAGGACTCCATAGAGCCACCAGCGACGGACTCCAGAGAAAGACAGCCAAAGAGACCGGCGTCAAGCCAATCCCTTTTTGTCTAATTCATTAGGAGTTCCAAAATGGCATTTGCCAATCCCTCAGTTAGCGACATCGTCGCAACGACCATTCAGTCCCGTTCGCGTCAAATCGCAGACAACGTCACCAAGAACAACGCCATCCTTCAGCGCCTAAATCAGCGCGGCAAAGTTCGCACGTTCTCTGGCGGTAACGTCATCCTCGAAGAACTCTCTTTTGCCGAGAACCCAAACGCTGGTTTTTACAGCGGCTACGACCTGTTGCCTGTTGCCGCAGCTGACGTTATCAGCGCAGCCGAGTATCAGATCAAGCAGTTCGCAGTGCCTGTCGTCATCAGCGGCCTCGAGCAGCTGCAGAACGCTGGACGCGAGCAGATGATCGACTTGATGGAAGCACGCATCAACGTCGCTGAAAGCACGATGGCTAACCAGCTCTCGACATCGATCTACTCCGACGGCACCGGCGACGGTGGCAAGGAGGTAACCGGACTCGATGCTGCTGTGCCCACTAATCCAGCCACAGGCACCTACGGTGGAATCAACCGTGCAACCTGGTCCTTCTGGCGCTCAGGCAAGTTCGATGCAGCTACCGATGGCGGCGCAGCGATCTCCTCAAGCAACATCCAGACATACATGAACGCACTGTGGGCCAAGCTGGTTCGCGGTAGCGACCGTCCTGACCTGATCGTCATGGACAACGTCATGTGGTCGTACTACATGGGTTCGTTGCAGCCACAGCAGCGCTTTACTGATCCTGCTTCTGCAAACCTCGGCTTCCCCACGATTAAGTTCATGGACGCTGACGTTGTGCTCGACGGCGGTATCGGCGGCGCATGTCCTGCCAAGACAGCCTTTTTCCTGAACACCAAGTACATCTCCTGGCGCCCTCATCGTGACCGCAACATGGTTCCGCTGTCACCTGATCGTCGCTACTCCATTAACCAGGACGCCGAGGTTCAGATCTTAGCGTGGGCTGGAAATTTGACATGTAGTGGTGCGCAGTTCCAGGGTCGCTTGTTTGACACCACGGCCTAACAAGAAGCTCTCCAGGTGGTGAGCATCCTTAGCACAGCCTTCTTCGATTACTCGTAGGGGCTGTGCGCTTTTTGGAGATACGAAATGGCAGCAACATTTTCAGCAGCACCCGCATCCAAGATCCACGACATCACTGCGTCACAGGCTACTGGTGCGGTATCGACCGGGATTGGATACCCATCCCCGACGGCAGTAACCGGCGATGTAATCGCTGACTCGCGGATCGGCGGCACGGCATTTAACCTCACGGTTCGTGCAGCCGCTCCAGCAACAACTTAGTAGTCCAAAACAAAGGGGGCCTCGATGCCCCCTTCTTTTAACAAGGAAAATCCATGATGAATACCACCCAGCGAGAAGTACGTCTTGACGACCTGCTTAACGATCCGTTCTCCCGCAATGACTCTGGTCTTGCCGGCGGCGTGCGTTCAGAAGATGACGCGCGTTTCCAGAACGACAAGAAACTGCATGTGCGCTTTTATGCACGGCCCGAAATGAACGCGGCGAAGTCGCGTGAAGCAGGACGCCCGATCTACGAAGAAGTTGATTTTGTTGAAATCATGGTCCCTGGCGATAAGCACAGCGTAATCGATCGCTTGGTGCGTAATCTCGATACGCGCCGCTTTTCGCGGCAATGGGCTGCGTACAAAGAAGGCAGGGCCGATCAGCAATCTGGCACTCCGCTCACCTCGTTGCCGTTCATGTCGGCATCAAAAGCCGAGGAATACAAGTTCTTCAACATCGTCACCGCAGAGCAGCTCGCAGCAGCGGCCGATGGCTCAAGCGCCGCCCAGGCAATTATGGGTTTCAACGGCGACAAGCAGAAGGCCAACGCCTACCTGCAAATGGCGGCAGGTAACGCCCCGATCCTTCAGATGCAGCAATCGCTCGAGGAAAAGGACAACCAGATCAGCGCCATGATGGAACAGATGAACCAAATGAATCAGCGCTTGATGGAGCTTTCACAGAAATCCAGCAAGAAAGCTGTGACAGCTGAGTAAAGGAAACCTGGATGCCAACCTATCAAACGCAAAGCTACTTGACGCTGCAGACAATCATTCAGTCTGTTTGCAAGATGGTTGGCTATCCAGTCGCGGTTGACCCCGCCGGCAGTACAGACCCTGCTGTGCAACAAATGGTCGAGGCTTTGAACATGTCTGGCGAGGACATGCTCAACTTGTACGGGTGGCAGCGCCTGTCGAAGCTATACGAGATTGATATCGTTGCTGAGTATCCTGGTCAGCTTGAGCGCTCGTTCGATCTTCCTGGTGACTTCTGGCAGTTCATCGACCAGACCCAGTGGAATGTCGACACGCGCCTACCTGCGATCGGCCCGATCTCTCCGCAAGCCTGGCAGCAGCTGCGCATCCGTATGCCAAAAGTCGTACTGACATTTCTATGGCAGATCCGCGACAGCAAGCTCTGGATTCAGGCGCCGCCATCAAGCTCGCAAAAGCTCTCGTTCTATTACCAGTCAAACGGCTGGGTGCAGGACGCTGACGACCCCACCGACTTCAAGAACTACGCCAACAAGAACGGTGACACGATTTTGTTGGACGGCTATTTGATGAAGCTTCTCACTCGAGTGAAATGGCTCGAGATGAAAGGCTTTGACTCTGCGGTCGCGATGCGTGACTTCCAGGTCAACTACGAGAACCGCAAGGGCAATGACGTCGGCGCTCAGGTGCTGAACATG